TGCAGTTTCAATACCCTTTTCTTTAGCAATGCGCTTTAGGTCGTTAAAAGAGTTTTCAATAAACGTATCAGCTAGTTCGCCAACTTTTGCCCAAGACTGCGTTGCACCAGTGTCAGCACGAATGACTCCGATGTTGCTTGCAATGTTTTGTCTGCGTTGTCTAATAACTGCCATGTTTATCTCTAATCAGTTTTGTATTGATGGTAACGATACATTCCAGTAACTATCGATGTTGTTGCACCAAGCAATGCTTCTCTGCCAGCATACCTACCTTTAGCCGCTTCCATACCAGCCATTGCTCTTTGCTGTGATACAGTCATCATGCCAGTTGACTCTATTGACTCTACATCAGACAAGGCAATTTCTTTTTGCCGATCCATAAAAGCTTTCATAGATCTGTCAGATGTGTCTCTGTTCATAAAAGAAAAGAACGCCATGTTAGCAGACTGTGCAGATTCAAAGTCACGCATACGAATGTTTGCTTTTTGCAAAGCTTCTATTTCAGACTGCCTTGCTGATTGCTCATATTGCTGTCTGTTAAATGCGGCTTGACTCTTTGCCGCCTTGCCCTGCTGTATCTGTGAATACATTGAAAGGCCAGTAGCGGCTATCTGAATACCTAGTGGAATAGCCATTAGAATGATACCTCTGCTATAATGCCATTAACTTGCAATGATAATGGTGCTGTTTGTGTAATACTTACTGTTGGATCTTTACTATACCCCAACAATCTAAATTCTTCTTTGCCAGTGACAGGCGTTCTGGCAACACTAAAGTCATCTGTAACCTGACGAATAACCAGCCTCTTATCATTAATCGATACAGATAAGGTATCTAATAGATCCACCACCACCCTATTAACGGCGCGAGGTTCGCCTGTGAGTGGCCCTCCCGCTATCTGAGCATCAATCGGTAGTGTTTCTGCTCTTACATCAAATGCAAAGCCAATCTCGGCTGATGTTATTTCCTGCACAGCAGACACATCCACGTTGCCACTAGCTACAGTAAACTCACCTAGATAGTCAGTGCCGTTCACAACTTTTACTTTTGCGCCATTGGCAAAGTGACTAGATACATCGAACACACCAGCAGAACCACTAAAGGTATCCGCAAAGTCCATGTTAAATGACGAGTTAAACTCCATCAAAACAAACTTCTCAGTGCCAGCACCCAAGTCATACTTAGCTACACAGAACACACGATCATCTACTACACATACAGAATGAAACTTGCCTGATGTAGTCCACTCAGACCAGCCAGCCCTTTGCTCTGCTCTGTTAGATGTAAACACAGCAATCTTGCCAGTGTCATTAAGCACAAAGGCATATGACTCAGGACGATTAATTGCACCGCGCAAGATACACATCTGCACAGGATTGCTTATCAAGTGTGGCGATAGTGTGGATATGCCAGTAGCTACATAAGCCGCTTCTGAATCTGAATAGATATACTCGCGCACCACAGAGCCAGTTTTTTGCACATAGATTGTAGCACCATCAAATGACTCTGGGCGAACAAAGTTACTGCCATACGGAGTTTGTCTGCGTATCTGTGCATTAGTAGGCGTGATAGCTTTCTCAGTAAATGAAGGTATGTACATCTCTGATGTGCTAGTAAAGATCTGTAGATCACGGTTAGACATTAGATGACGTATAGTATTAATTTCACCAATAGCCGCAGTTAGATCAATAGCATCGCCATCTTCACCATCACCTACATCGAAGTCAAAGTATGATGCTGGCTTGCTAGCCCATATACCATCAGGCTGTGCAACAGTGCCAGCCAACCACAATCTGTTTTCATGCAGAGTTACAGCCGCAGGAAATCCTCGTAATGTGCTGTATGATTGCTCACCCCACTCTGTAGTAGCGGCATGTGTTACAATCTTAGGCGAACCACCACCAACAGCAGAAGCATTAGCCGTAGCCCCAGCAGTAACAACAATTACATTCTCATCAATAACTTCTTGAACAGTTTCAGTACCATTTATTTGGTTAGCATTAATGCCGCCAACAGCACCAGCATCACTAATTACAATAGTATCGTTTGTACTTAATCCATGTAGAGGAAATGTAATTAGTATATTAGCACTACCATCAATAGTTTCTATTGCGTCAGAATCTAATCTTACAATTAGATTATCATGTATAATATTACCTGTGGCCTGTGTTGCAGACTGCACAGAAGTTAATATGATTTCATTGTTATGATAGCGCAGTGTAACGCCAACATGCTTTGAGTTTGGATAGTTGCCGCCTGATTGGCTACCAGTGGTATCAAAGTAACTTGCGCTTGTTGTTACTGTAATTCCTGTGCCAGTTGAGGCAGAGGGATCTAGCGTCATGCCTACTGGCTGAAACGAATAGAATGGTTCATTTGAGCGGAATCCATCTGCGCTTTCGTCAAAGGTAAGTGTTTCAACTTGAAATGTTGTAAGCCCTGTGCGTACAAGTTTGCGAGTCATAAAGGTTTGATGCGCTATGAACATAACATCGCCAGCTTGTGCGTATGTAAGCTCTGGCAGTATAGCGTGACCAAATGGCAAAGCGGCTGAACTGGTATCAGCAGTAATTGTTTGAATTAAAGATATTGCACCAGTGCTAGGGTTAATCTGAAAGATTCTAATCTTTAGATTTTCTAGGCTTACAATGTAACGCTCATCATCAGAAAAGATAAACGGCACAATACGAACTTGCTGTGTAACTGTTGCGTCAACAGTAGTATCAAACTCATACAGCTTTTCAGTGCCAAATCTTTTAAGCAACCCGCCTTCGTTGCGTAAGAAGAAGTTCTCTACCTTCTTTGCAGAATTGTTGTAGATAGGCGTATCCGTCCTTGAAACCAAAGACGGACTGACTTCTCCAAACTGAAAGTTGCTAATAGGTACGCGAATACGAGCCATTAACTTCGCCTTTCAGTAATGAACCTCGATGTTGGAATACTGCGTGTTGTCTGCTGTTGCGAATCAAGACTACGCGCCTTTGCCATAGCTTGTGTTGCAGATGCTTGCATTAGCTGTGCTAGGCTAGCGTCTCTTGCAATAGATGTGGCAAAGATGTTGGCAAGTGCATACTCTACTGCAATCACAAAGTATGAAGGCCAGTTTTCTTCTTCTGCTCTAAATGTGTAATCAACAATTAAAGAGTCATTAGCTGTTGTATCGCTAAATATTTTGTCACCATAGATCTGATAATCAATAAGGTTGTCGTTAATTGTAACAGAATGAACCATCAAAGTATCATTAGGCAACTGATGCGCTTGATCGTAACGACCAGTAGGTGCATCTGAAAGCAAGTTCATAACAGCTTGGTTAGTAGCGAATCGCCATCGTGTATTAACCAATGAAGCCCTAGCCACATCTTCATACATATTTACAGCAACAAGTGCTTCTGTACTGCCTTCGTCAAATGATGTAATTGGGTTTGCCCCAATCAAGATCAAAGCCCTAGAGGAAATATCAATAGCCGAGTCTGCGGTTGTGCTTACTGTCATGATAAGTGAGGGGGCTTTCGCCCCCTCCCCCTAATTAGTCTGAGTCTGTTTCAACAATAGCTGTACCATCAGATACATCTACTACTGTGCCAGTATTTGACAAAACACTTACAAAACTTGTTGTAGGCGTGTTTGTGTCAGCCACAATTATAACATCTCTAATAGCTAGCATATTTGCCGCATCGTTAAAATAACCAGCAGAGTTTACAGCCGCAATAGCGTCTGTAGTTGTGTAAGCCCACAAGTTAAGGTTTGATGCACCAGCTAACCGAGATAATCCTGTAGCACTAAAAGCCATTTCAATATCTCCTATTAGTTGTTGTCTAAGACTTCATAGATACCGTTGTCGTCAATAACAACAGCACCCATTGACATCATGGAAGTTCCAAGGTGTGAGACACGCTCTGGAACGTAATTCAACTCAGTAGTAACGTCAGCACCAACACCCAGACCCACAGAAGATGTGTGGTATGCCATGTTTTTACCAGCAGTTACGGCTGATGTTGAAAAGATCTTGAAGCCCAAGAACTCTTTCATGCTCATGCCGCCAGCGTAAGGTAGATTCTGCTCACCTACAAAGTCGCTAGAAGCAAACTCTGTAATGCTAAACAAATCAGCATAACCCTTTGGGTGCATAGCAAGATAGCGTCCACCGTCCTCTGGAATATTAGCAGAGCCGAATGTCTCAAACAAAGACAGCAAATCAGCTTTTTCCAAAGCAGAACTTGCGTCGTGAATCTGAGTTGAGTTTGCACCAGCATCCATAGCTGTAATCAAAATCTCATCAGTCTTACGACCAAGTGCGGCGGCGGCAGATTTAGCTACAGCCTGACGCTCATCAATGTTTGTCTTGAGTTCATCTAGCTTGTCGATGTACTCGGCGGCGTAGAAGTCAGCCATTGTTGCTTCTACTGTGGTATGGGCTAGTTCCATCGGAGTTACCATACCGTTGCGTGATTTAGTTGAAGCAGAGCCAGTGCCGATCTTTTGGAATCGAACTACTGAACCACTCACATTACTTACTGTACGCACTGTGTTCCGCAATTTAGAACCCATGCGCTGATAAGCCATGTGAACCTCTGATTCAAACTGTTTGATAAAGGCGGTATCTATTGAGTTCGCCATTTTACAGTCCTTCTCTTTAAGGTTGTTGAGTTACAGTTTTGCGGTTATCTGTGTGGCATCCTCAACGCGAGTATCCTTGCGGGTCGCTCAGTGCATTACAGGCCGTGTTAATTCAGCAATAACACCTTTATGTTTCTCTCTGCAACGCACAAAACGCATCATAGTATGACCGCATATATCATACGTCACATCATCAAAGGTGAATCCGCACCAGCTTAACCACATAATTGTTTCATGATGATCGGCTGTAACGTAGTTTTCTATGTACTCATAATCACTGTGCAGTAGTTCTATTGCATCAGCGCACCCTCTAAGGAATGGCCTAAAGTTATTAGTAATGCTGTTAGTGCCAAGCATCCATATCCTTGCGCCAGATTGATCTAGTGGTACAGAGCCGCACATAGCGATAGGGTCATCATCAAATTTTATTGTGTATGTTTTTGCGCCGTGTATAGCCAAAGGCTCTGTAAGAGCTTCTAGCGGCCTTAAGCCGTATATCAAGCACTCTCTTAGATCATGCAGTCGTAAGTCATCTGCTATTGCTTCTGCGTGATAGGGTAGGCTTTTGCTCAACGAGAGCCTACCAACTCGGATTAGATCCTTAGCCATAGATTTTCTTAAAACCTGATTCTACTTGGCTGACAAAGTGTGCGTCACGCCTAGCAGGATCATGATACCGTGGGTCTAACATCATTGCTTTTAGTTCAGCTTCGTTAGTTTGCGTAGCTGTTTCACCGCTACCAGCAGGACCAGACTGCTTAACTTGCTCCATGATATGCTCAAGAGCCATGATGCCATCAGCAGTTTCACACATACGCTCTATCGCTGTTATGTGTTCTTCTGGAAAGAACTGGTTAGCAAACAAACTAGCCGCTTCTGTTCTTGCCGAGGCATTATCACCTAGCCTTGCAGTCTCAGCTTCAAAGTCAGGAACATCAGAGTTCAAAGCATCCATATACATTTGTATGCCTTCTTGAAACTCCTCTTGGCTGTAGCCGTTTTCATATGATTGATTAGCCCACCAGTTAAGCAACTCATTGCCTTCTGTCTGAGTTTCATCAAAACCTTCTGGCAACTGATAGTCACCTACCTCTGCTGGACGATTAGCAAATGCTTCTTCTTGGATTTCTTTCATCCAAGCATCTCTAGCTTCTACATCCTTTTGACCTAGCTTGCCTTCAAGTGATGAGTATGCTGTAGCCAGATCTTCTGCGGTCTTAAACTTTTCTGGCAACCACTCAGGACGCTCGGATTCCGTTTGCAATAACGGATCGCCGCCCTCAGTAACAACATCACTTTCCTGTGGTGCTTCTACTTGCGCTTCTTCATTCATCGTTTTTTGCCCTATGTGCGTGACGGATGCGTGATTCAATGAGGCCAACGATATATCGCTGTCCTTCCATATGGCGCAGTTCCGCATCGGAAACCCCTGCACCATGAACTTGTTCTATTGTGATTGATCTTAGATAGCGTAAGACTTCTGCGCCAGTATCAGTGCTAAACAGACTAGCTAGGTTCAAGCTAATCTTTACATCTTCTTCTTTCTTGCGCTGATAACCATCAAGTCCTAGATATGCGTTATTGTTGCGTACCAATTATCTGTTCCTCTTGAGGTTGAGACATTTGTTGCTGTTGCATCGCTTGTGCCATAGCCACCATTTGTCTGCGTTCCTCAAGGTCGCGGATCAGTGTATCAGGGACGCCAAACTTCTTTGCTAAGTAAGCGGCGGTATCTTCTGAATTAATCAGTAGGTTCATTACCTCTGGACCAAAACTGCCCTGCACAAGCTCAAGCCAACGAGCAACGGAGGATATATCTTGATTGGCCTGTGCCTGTGCAAGAGGTGATACTGAACGTACCTTTACTTCACGACCATTAATAGTCGGAAGATCAATTCGCCCCTGCTTCTTTAGAATGTACACCACCCTTTGAAGAACAGGCTGAACAAGTTCTGCTTGTAGTCGGCCAAAGGCAGAACCAATACGCCGAGATAAATCTGACATACGCTCTGCAACCTCTGTAGCAGAAGCAGGAGTACGATCAGGATTACCAAGCATATCATTGTATAGCGCACGTTTAATATTTAAGCGCATGTCTGAAAGAACAAGGTTAGCCACATCAAACGAACCAGCCGCACGAATAGGCTCAAGACCGCGTGATCCAGTAGCTTTTGGTATGACCGTTCCCGGAACCAAGTTAATCGTATCTGGGTTAACTACTCCGTCATCTTCCATTTGGTATATACCTGAGATAGCCATTTGCGCGTTTTCAAGTATAAGTTCAATCGTAAGATTTGTAGTCTTAATAGCACTAAGCGCATTGATGAGAGGACCCCGCCCATAGACTTCGCCGCTACATTTTGACCAACGGAAGCAAACAAAAGGATTTGACCCAACACCTCGGTACTTCTCCTCTTTAACAATTTCTTTGGTATCACATTCGATAGCATAGAAAAGGTAGGCATCTTCGTTTTTAACTGTGTAATCCTTACAAACGATTTCAAGTATCTTAATGCGTTCATCAGGATAGTTGTTAATCTTGCTGGTAAGTTTGTCACTAATCTTCGCCTTTGGATACATGATTGCAATATCAGATGCGCGAACTTGTCTTTCTCTATACACATGGTCGATCTTGTCATCAGGTCCAGAATCAAGAACAACATGCGGTAACGGTATAGCAGAGAACACTACAGGATTGATTGCATCACCTTCTGCAACGCTCAATACACCAGTACCAACAGCCAGATCCATGAATGACTCATGCACTTCCTGACCAAAGTTTGAGTTCTGTATTACTTCAAACACATACTCTGTAACTTCATCTAAGTCGTTATCAACGCTTTCGCGTGAGTCAGGTGGCACTTCACTGCCAGATGTAAAGTCTGCCCAACGTGCAAAGTTAGGCACAAGACCCTGTTGTAAGCGGGATGCAAACTCTTGCACACCAACAACAGCAGTTTCATCAAAGATCTTATCATCCCTGCGCTGACCAATCGTTTCATAGTAGAACGACTCGCGCTGTGGAAGCGCATACTCGTAACATTCCTCAAAGAGTGGTACAAAGTTTTCACGCATAGATTTAGCTTTTTCGTATTTTTTCAAATACATAGCGGCAACTTTATCGTTGCCACCGCCAGATCCACCAAAGGATGATGTGTCTGTATATGTTATCATTGATTAAACCTGTTATAAAATCCAGCACCACCACCCGAACTGCGGATCAAAGATCTACGCCCCGACCCCTTACGCATACTTTGAACGGTTTCTTCAAGACGCTCTTGCTTTGCACCCTTCTTTTCTTCAAGGGCTTTGGCTTTATCAGCTTCTTGCTGTGCCTTTATAGCAGGATCGACTTGAGGTGCTTTAGGCCCACGACCTACACACATGGCTATCTCCTTTATAACTATCTATTGCTAACCACAATTTATTGCAGTCTGCAACTCACAAATTACATTCTAGCCCACAAACCATGTCGTTTGGTTTGCTTTGGCTTTCTAGCAAAGACATCATACTCTGCCTTGGCATTGAAAGCTTTGGCTTGTCTTTGACCAGATATTAACTGTCTGCCCTCACCAGCACCCAGCATTAGATACTGTAAAGCATCGTGGATGTGTGAATACATATTCTTGTCAGGCTTATCATCAAACCTTTCACCAGATACTTG